CCACCTGTTCCCTCTGTTCCATGTCCAGGTTGGCAACGAGAAGGCGCCCTGCACTTACGGCCCGGGCGGTGAGTCCGAGATCGACATGGTGCGCTATCAGATTGAGAACATGCCCAAGGAGGGCGTGTTCGTCACCGATGAGCGCGTCACGGTCACCGCCGTTGGCGCCGAGGGCAAGTCCCTCGACTTCAAGGCCCTGGTGGAGCACTTCAAGTCCCGGGTCTACATCGGACTGGGCATGAGCGCCATCGACATGGGTGAAGGCGCCGACGCCACCCGTGCCACCGCCGACAACATCTCGCAGAACCTGAAGGATTCGATCAAGGCCGACCTCGACGAGCTCGCCGATCAGATCCGGATGCTCATCTTCAAGGAATGGTTCCAGGAGGCCAATTACTCCACCTCCGTTCAGAAGGGTGTGGCCCGGACCAAGCTGTCATTCCACGAACTCGACCTCGACAATCGGATCAAGGAAGAGACGCATGTGATGGCCCTCTTCAACTCCCATCTGATCACGGAGACGGAAGCCCGCAAGCGGATGAAGTACAAGCCGATGTCCAAGGCGGAGCAGAACGACACCCACTTCGCACTTCATGTGCTGCGTCTGGAACGGGAGATCATCAAGTACAAGACAGCTTCGGCCATCGAGATCGCTAAACAGGATGTCACGAACCAGAAGGCGTTGGCTGGAACCCAGATGAAGTTGATGGAAGCCCAGGCCAAGCTGTCCGAGGCCAAGGCTGGCCACGAGCAGCAGAGCCTCGAGGCGCAGGCAAAGCACCTGCCCGTTATCGCCAAGGCCAAGGTGGCCGTGGCCAATGCCAGCGCGCGCCGCGCCAGCAAGGGCACCGGCGCCGGTCGCCCGCGTGGAGGCACTGCCAAGAAGACCACACAAACCGCCGCGGCAACCGCCAATAAGATGCGGCCGGCCAACCAGCATGGATCCAAACTCGGTCCAGGCAAGAACAGCGACAGCCTCATCGGCGAGATCTATGAAGGCTTGGTGCAGGGTCGGGAGCGATTGATTGCTGATGGTCTGAATGTGGATAAGAACTGGCGTGAAGCAAGCGGTCAGATCATCGATGAGATCGTTGCGCGACTCAACCAGCGCGAAATCACCGATTCAGTTGGTGATTCCTATACTAGACAGGAACGAGCCGCCGGATTGAATTCATTGAAGTCCGTGATTGCTGAAACTTCTGATCCTGAGCTTCTTTCCGTGATTCTTCGAGCGGAGTTGGAAGACGAGGTAGATAATGCCGAGCTTGAATATGCCGTTGCCGATCGCGCAGCTTAACGGCCCTGGGATGCAAAACTCCAAAGTGACTCCGCTGCAACAGGCACTGGCGCAGGATGCGTCCGCTCTGTTTCCGAGTACCGCATCGATCCAGCCCATCCCGCAGGGAGGTCCCTTCCTGCTTGAGATTCCTCTCAACCGTTAAGCAGTGGGGCGCCGGACTGAACTTCGTTACCCGGGCGACTAACTAACGGTTGGTTTTATACAAGGTAGGACATGCTGAGCGAGCGCCGTTGGCTCAAGATCCACGACTTCCTGACGTTTCGTCCGAGCGCGGTTCTTGAGAACAAGAGATTCCTGTTCGAGTGCAAAGACTCGAAGTCCGAGACAGGCCACAGCCTGCTCGTTCGCGTGGACGCGACTCACGCCGGCATCGTTACGGGCAATCGCAAGTTCTACCGTCCCGATTGCATGCAGGACGCGGTTCAGACCTGGGTTCCCAAAGGGGTCGCCGCACTCCCCGTCCTTCGGGGGCACGACAAAGAAGGCGATGTCCTGGGCCGGATTCGTGAGGCCAAGTACATCGACGACTCCTGGAAATACGCCAGGGACTTTCCGGTTCTGAAGGAATCAGTCTTCTACAACCGCGATTCGAAGTCCGGCAACAAGTTCAACCTGTTCAAGACGGTGGACTGGATCCAGGACAACCTGGCCCGGGTTAAGGGCTACCAGGGCGTTGGTCATATCGAACTGGGTCTGAACCTGACCAACCCTGATGCGATTCAAAAGATACTCCGCGACGAGTATCTGTGCGTTTCGGCCGGCGCGATTACCGACTCGGCCACTTGTTCCATCTGCCACACCGACTGGGCGTCTGAAGACAAATGCGAACACCGCCCCGGTGAGATTGTCGATGGACGCATGGCCTTCCTGATCTCGGGAAGGTTCAAGTACAAGGAGCTCAGCTTCGTCAACTTCGGAGCCGATCCGTTTGCTCAGGTGAAGTCCTATGAGTTGAAGGATTCCCTCGAGAAGATGTTCTTCCTTGGTCTGCCTCTCGATGACCAGCAATTTGCTATCGACAGGGGCCTCAAACTGACCGACAGCCTGTACGAGTCGGACATCGTGATTGAATACGAGGAACCAAAGATGACGATTGACGTGGCCGCCGTTGGGAAGACTCTCAAGAGCCCTGATCTGACGGCAGAAACAGCATTCGATCTTCAGGATCAGCTCACGGCCTGGACACCGGAAACGGACGACGACAAGACCTCCCGGCGCAGCCTGCAGTCGACTCTCACAGCCAAGATCCGCAAGAACGGTTGGAAGCGGAAAGAAACTGCCGATCCGGCCGCGATCGAAGATGCCGGCATGAGCGCCGATCTTGCAGCGGTTCCCGCAGTGGCCGAAGATGCCAACGCCGCGGCTGCCATTACGACAGCGGTTGCTGAGGCAACCGAGTGCGTGGACGGGGTCTGCGATTGGACAGAGTTCACCCTGACCGATGAGGACCAGGCGTTCTTCGCCGACGAACAGAAGGTTTACGACGAGCTTTGCGTCGAGCTGGATGCCGCCGGCACCAGCGGCGAGTTGAAGGACGAACAGATCAAGGACGCCAAGCTGGATGCGGAAGCCCGCAAGAAGCTGAGTGGCAAGTCCTTCTGTGGTCCGAATCGCACCTTCCCCGTGGAAGACTGCGCGCATCACACCGCAGCCCTTCGGCTGCTCGGCCGGGCCAAGATCAGCGACGGCGCCAAGGAGAAGATCCGGGCCTGCGTTGAGAGAAAGGGCAAGACCTTGAAGTGCGGGATTACGAAGACCGAGGACGCACAGAACAAGTGCTTCAATTGCGGTTCTAAAAAGAACCTCGGCTTTACTTCCGATGGCGAGTACGTCTGCGAAGAATGCTCCGACAACCTCAGGGATAAGCTTCGGGGACCGATCAGTGATGAGCTGAAGACTCTGGCTGCCGACCTGAAGCTGTTCGATGCCGAGGAGGCCGACAAGGACACCCGGGCCGCAGAGGTCAAGGAGATTCTTGGCCACTACGAGTGTCTGGACAAGCATCACAAGTCAGCGGCTTCCGACAAGCACGGACTGCAGTACAAGATGGAGGATCTTCACAGCGCCCTGGGCGAGCGGTGGAACAAGGACCGTTATGTCGAGTGGGCCAAGAAGTACCTCACTGAGAACATCAAGGATTCGTTGCTCATCACCAAGGACGAGCTGGCCGAGAAGGACGACGCCGTTCTGGGCCTGACCGATGAGCTGGCGACGATCAGAACCAGTGTCGCCACCAAGGACCGCCTGCTCGCCGCCGTCCTCCTGGATTCGAAGACGAGCCTGGCAACGACGCTGGTCATGCACAACTGCCTGCGGAAGAAGGACGGCTATGTCGGCCTCGATCCGAAGCAGATTCAGGACAAGATCGCCGAGTTTGCCAGGCGCCATATCCAGAGTCTGAAAGACGCTGTGACCGATCTTTTCACCGAGCTGCAGTGGAACACCGCGGCCGAACCGGGGAAAGCTGGCACCGACCAGGGAACCACGGTAAACGACAACGCTCACGTAGATGAGGCTGATGGAACGGACCCCAGTCCGGCTCTGATCCCTGCGCTCACGGTGCAAGACGCCCAGAAGCTCGATCGCATGCTCACCTACATTCATGACGAAACGGACCGCCAGCGGTACATCGCCGACGTTCGTTACGGACGTGTGAAGCTCAGCTAAGCAACCAGTAAGTAGGTTGCAGGAGAAATCTCATGCCAGTTGATCTCAACAACCAGTACACCGGCAAACTGTTCGGGCAAGACCGTATCGGCCAGACGACCCCGGATCTGGAGCTCTCTGAGCCTCTGAAGCCCTGGCTGCCTGTTCCGTACCCGGCGCCCTATCTGCCCGGCCTGCGTCAGGACCAAGGCCATCCGAAGTTGGCTTCTGTCGTGCTCAGTTCGCAGCAT